CGCTCAATACGCATGAGGAAGTGGCGGTCTTCTACCGCAAGCAACCCACATACAACCCACAGATGACAGACCGGGACAAGCCCATCAAGTCCGGCAAGCGGTGTCAGCCCCGCAACCGGACGGGGACGGCTGAGGTGGTGACATATGAGGCACCCAAGAAGGTGTATGACAAGAAGCACCCCACGTCAATCATTGCCATTCCACGCGGCATTGGTGTGGTCAATTGTCACCCAACACAGAAGCCCGTTGCACTCATGGAGTACCTCATCAGGACGTACACCAACCCCGGTGACACGGTGCTTGACAACTGTATGGGCAGCGGAACCACGGGCGTTGCGTGCTTGAACACAGGCCGGTCTTTTATCGGCATTGAGAAAGACCCCGGATACTTTACAACCGCAAGCGCCCGCATAGAGGCCGCCCGGTTACAGAAAGAGGCGGCGGAATGATTGCCCGCAGGACTCCACTCAAACGCTACACGCCAGTACGCAAGAAACGGCCAGGAGTGCGCAAGGGGCAGCCGAGCAGCGCAGAGAAGCAAGCGGCTAGAGTAATCTGCTACTCACGTGCCAATGGCATGTGCGAGCTTCACAACGGTCCTCACTGCCTCGGCTATGCACCGCTCAACGCACTGGACGACGAAGAACACCAAGGGCAACTGAGCCATCTGAAATCTAAGAGTCGGTTCGGATGGTTTGAATCAGAAGAGACGGGCCAAAAGCATCGCTGGAGTTGTTGGAGATGCCACCAGTTTGAACACCAGCACGGATCAAAAAAGGAGGCTCAATGATCTACTTAGCAAGTCCGTACAGCCATCCCGACAGGACCATAGAAGCGCTCCGTTTCGGCGAGGTTTGCCGTATCGCCGGAGTCCTGATGGCGCGTGGTCTGGTAGTATTCAGCCCTATCGCCCACATGCATCCCATAGCCGAACGTTGCGACCTGCCGAGAGGTTGGGACTATTGGAAACGCTTCGATGAGGAATTTATCGGCGCATCAAAGAAAGTTGTCGTCGCCATGATGCCAGGATGGGAACAGTCTAAAGGGGTTCAAGCGGAGATCGTTACTGCGAAAGACAAGGGTATTCCGGTTGAATATCTGGACCCAAATAAACTTTGATAACCGACAACCGTTTGCTTTATAATCACCACACATTGAAAGGGAAGATCATGAACTATGAAGAGTTTCTGGAGGCAAAGGCACAATACGGTGGAGATGCTGGATTCAAGGCTATCTCTATTCCCGATATGCTGTTCGACTTCCAAGGCGATACGGTTGAGAGGTCCCTGCGGAGAGGGCGCTCGTCTATCTTCTTCGATTGCGGACTTGGCAAGACTCCGATGGAGTTGACCTGGGCCGACAACGTGGTCCGCCACACAAACAAGAAAGTTCTGTACATCACTCCGCTAGGCGTGGCCAAGCAAACCATTCGAGAGTCTGAGAAGTTCGGCATCGAAGCGCACCGTTCAAACGATGGGCAGCTTGTCTCTGGAATCAACGTCACCAACTATGAGAAACTCCACCGCTTCAATCCGAACGACTTCGCCGGCGCGGTGTGTGATGAGTCATCATTCATCAAAGCCATGAACGGCAAGCGGCGCGCACAGGTGACGGAGTTTCTGCGCACACTACCTTTCCGCCTGCTGGCCACGGCAACGGCCGCCCCCAATGATTACATTGAGCTTGGCACATCCTCCGAAGCTTTGGGCGTCATGGGCCAGATTGACATGCTCAATCGCTTCTTCAAGAATGACCAGAACACCAGCGACACCCGCATGATGATTCGCCGCGCGCCAAACCAAGGCGGTCCAGTTAGCGCAGGATGGCGATTCAAGGGCCATGCAGAAGAACCATTCTGGCGTTGGGTTTGCTCCTGGGCGCGCGCAGCCCGCAGGCCATCCGATGTTGGCCCATACTCCGATGCGCGCTTTGTGTTGCCGCGCCTAATTGAGCGCGAGCACATCGTAGAAACGCGTACGCTGCCAGATGGAATGCTCTTCCCGCTCGCAGCAACCAACATGCAAGAGGAGCGCGAAGAACGCCGCCGCACCGTGCAGGAACGCTGCGAGATGGCCGCATCTTTGGTTGCTAGTAAAGGCAAGCCTTTCGTGATTTGGTGCCAGTTGAATCCTGAAGGCGACTTGCTTGAGCGCATGATTCCTGATGCCGTTCAGGTTTCAGGTTCAGACAGCGACGAAGAGAAGGAAGAGAAGTACGAAGCCTTCGCAAGCGGTCAGGCTCGCGGCATCATCACCAAGCAGGTCATCGGCGGATGGGGACTAAACTGGCAGCATTGCGCCCACGTAGTAGAGTTTGCGACGCACAGTTTTGAGCAGCACTATCAGGGCGTTCGCCGCTGCTGGAGATTTGGACAAACGCATGATGTAATCAACGACCTGATAGCAACCGAAGGCCAACGAGGAATCAAAGAGAACTTGCGGCGCAAGCAGGTTGCCGCTGACAAGATGTTTGACGAACTGGTACGCCACATGAACGAGTCAGTCCGCATCGAAGGCGGATACAAATTTGAGAAAGAGGTAACAACGCCATGCTGGTAATCGATCAGAAAATCACGGACAAGTACGCCATCTACAACGGCGATTCAGTAGACATGCTCACCGCTTTGAAAGATGAGTCTATCCATTTTTCCGTCTACTCGCCGCCCTTTGCAACAGAGAACGGAGGGGCACTTTACCATTACAGTTCCTCTGACCGCGACCTTTCCAACTCTCGGACCTATGAGGAGTTTTTCTCTCACTACGAGTTTATTGTGCGAGAGGTTCACCGGGCCACGTTGCCAGGGCGCATGACCGCCGTGCATTGCATGGATGTGCCAAACAGCAACAGCGGAAACGGAGACTCCTACACCGACTTCCCCGGCGACATTATCCGACTGCATGAGCGGTGCGGATGGAGAATGGCTTCCCCTCGCATCTCGATTTGGAAGGAGCCGCTTGCTGTCCGCAACAGGACCATGACTAAGGCGTTGGCCCATAAGTCGATTGTGGAAGACTCCTGCAATTGTGCTGTAGCTGGGGCCGACTATCTCCTGATCTTTCGGCGATCAGGAAAGAATGAAATCCCTGTCACTCACCGTCACGGCCTCATCAACTACGCCGGGACACGCAAGGTTCCGAAAGAACTTCTCAAGTACAAGGGGTGGACTGGAAACCAGATTGAGAATCGGTATTCGCAATGGATATGGAGACAGTACGCTTCGAGTGTATGGGACGACATTCGCGGCAACATGGGTGACCGCAAAGAGAAAGGCGTATTGCCCTACCGCGAGGCCCGCGAAGAGGAAGACGAGAAACACTTGCATCCCCTTCAATTGGACGTCATTACGCGCGCCGTGGAGCTTTGGTCGAACCCTAGCGAAACGGTTCTCACGCCGTTCATGGGAGTTGGTAGCGAAGTTTGTGCCTCACTCATGAGTGGTCGCCGGGCGATTGGATGCGAGCTCAAGCCGAGCTACTACCGCCAAGCCGTGCGCAACGTGGAGGAGGTCGAAAAGAACGGATGGCACGACGATAGCGGCCAGGAGATGCTTTCCTTCCGTGAAGAGTTCGATGCCCCAATAGAAGAAGATCAGGACAAGTAAGAACCCGCCGAAATGAACTTCTAACCAAACACCCCGCAGGACTCAATCGAGTTTCTGCGGGGTTGTTCTATAATGGGGACATCGGGAGCGGCAAACTCCCTTTGAATCTCAAGGCCATGGAGGGCCACAAGATGACATCCCCAAATTCAGAATACTTCTTTGAAAAAGCAAGGAAGATGCTCACCGTGCATATTGCGCAGCGGCGATAAAGTATCGCGGTGAGTATGCATTTACATCATAGTTTCTGTGGTTGAATGTCCTTCTCCCAATCGAACCGTGCTGGCATCAAGATTCCCTGCTCTGTGCCGCCCTCATGCTTTGTGAACGTGATAATTCTTCCCTTGCTGCCCGGCTTCAACTGCCCATAAGCTCCCAGCAGATTCCCGGTGATGATCTTGGCGCGCTGCCGAGTGTCGCTTAGATAGTCCTGAAACAGTTCAGCAATATCCGCATTGCGTCCAAGGTTCGACAGCGTGATCTTCTTGATCTGAGAGCCAGGGACGCGCACCTCGCGCAAGGGTCCGTTGACGGCAATGTAGAACTTCAGCGAACTGGGTGCGTAGGGGTTTCCGCTTACCTTCTTGCGACCGCGAATGTCGTAGATGATGCCGTTGTAGGTGTCTCCGTTGATTTCGATTCTGAGTCGTGTTCCCATTCTGAAGTCGTTCAGGATCGTCCGCGACCATTCCCTGATTTTCTGCGCCCGGCCAAAGATATGTGGGGCTTCCACATCCTCAATATATGGCTTGAACAAGCCCTCAAGGTGTGCGCTCAAGGCCCGCGCGTGGTACGTGTCCCGCTGCCATGGCTCGTACTTCATGAGGTCAGGACCATAAGTCTGTGCAATGAGTTCCTCGACCTCTTCC